TGAAAAAGGGTATTTTAATAAATAATTTCAGAAAAATATTCCTGAGATCGGAGAATACAAGATGGCGGTAAATTTAGCCTCTCCTGGTGTCCTAGTAAGAGAAGTCGATCTAACAATCGGAAACGTAGATCCCACTAGTGGTTCTATTGGTGCGTTAGTTGCTCCATTTACAAAAGGTCCTGTAGAGGAACCACAACTTATTGAAAACGAAGAAGATCTGCTACAGACTTTTGGACAACCATATTCAATAGATAATCACTATGAATATTGGATGGTTGCATCTTCTTACTTATCATATGGTGGAACAATGCAGGTGATTCGTGCAAGTGATGCTGGATTGAAAAATGCAACAGAAGACGGTGCACCTGAACTTTTAATTAAAAGTGACACACATTATAACCAACTTGGTTATGATGATAATACAATTACTGGAACAGTTATTGCTGCTAAAACACCTGGTAGTTATGCCAATGGTATAAGAGTTTCAATAATAGATGGTAAAGCAGACCAAATATTAACTGTTGCTGGTATATCAACAGTTGGAATGGGAATTACACAAAGTGTTGCAAACAGAGTTGTTGCAGGTGCTGGTGGAACAAGTTTACTTGACGGATATCTAAAAGGTATCGTTACTGGGATTCCTGAATCAGGAAAAGCAGAAGTTAAAGTGATTTCACACGTTTCTGCTGCTGGAACAGTCACAAATGTTGACTATCAAGCAAATGGTGTATATTGTTTCAAACCAAACGAACTCATCACACCAATCGCTGCAGGTGCAAACGTTGGCACTGGAAGCACACAAGTTGTTACTACACAAGTTGACTGGTTTGAACAGCAAGAAATTGTTTTAACAACAAAAGATGGAAACGGTAATCCAATTAAATTGGAATGGGATCAATTAGCAGATGCTCCAGGTACATCATCATACGCTCAAGCAAGAGGAGCTAGACACGACGAACTACACGTTGTTGTTATAGATGATAAGGGAACGATTACTGGTAATGCTGGTACAATTCTTGAAAAACATCTAAATTTATCAAAAGCGAAAGACGCTGAATACTCAGTCGGATCAACATCATACTGGAGAAAGTATCTTGCAAATGTTTCTCAGTACATCTACGGTGGTAGTGCACCTGCTGGAATCACAACAACAGGATTTGATGGTGCAACTGCAACAGCAATTGGTACTTTAGACTCAGACAATGCTTGGGACCAAGACGCAGATTCAGCAGACAAAGGATTCGGTGTTATAGGTGTATTCACATCATCTCTTACAGGTGGTAAAAACTACGGTGGAAAAACAGATTATGTTACAACTGGAGCATTAGATCCAGGTATTGATGATATTCTCGGTGGTTTAGAAATATTCTCAAACACTGAAGAAGTCGAAGTTGACTTCATAATGATGGGTGCTGCTCATCATACAAAAGAACTGTCACAGGCAGTTGCAGAGAAATGTATTCAAGTTGCAGAGGCAAGAAAAGATGCAGTCGCATTTGTTTCACCCTTTAGACAAGCATTCTTGAATGATACATCAGTTGGAACAGTCACTGTTAATAACATTGACACAATGACTAACAAAGTTGTTGAATTCTTTGCTCCAATTACATCTACAACATATGGTGTATTCGATAGTGGATACAAATATATGTTTGATAGATTTAACAATACATTCAGATATGTACCACTAAATGGTGACATCGCTGGATGTTGTGCAAGAACTGATATCGAACAGTTCCCTTGGTTCTCACCAGCGGGTACTGCAAGAGGTACAATTCTTAACTCAGTAAAACTTGCTTATAATCCTGGCAAAAAACAGAGAGATATTCTCTATTCAAATAGAGTCAATCCTGTTATTCTTTCACCAGGTGCTGGAATTATACTCTTCGGAGATAAGACAGGATTTGGTAAGAGATCTGCATTTGACAGAATAAACGTTCGTAGATTGTTCATTTTCTTAGAAGATGCTATATCAGCAGCGGCTAAGGATCAACTCTTTGAGTTCAACGATGAACTAACAAGAACAAACTTCGTAAATATTATTGAACCATTCCTAAGAGAGGTTCAATCCAACAGAGGTATATTTGACTTTGTTGTGATTTGCGATGAAACAAATAACACAGGAGCAGTCATTGATCGTAATGAATTTGTTGCTGACATCTTTATCAAACCAGCAAGGTCAATTAACTTTATTGGTCTTACCTTCGTTGCCACCAGAACTGGTGTTGACTTTGAAGAAGTAATTGGTTCCGTTTAATTAACAGAGGTTTAAACAACTATGGCTAGAAATCAGGTAAATCCACCACCACTAAGGACGATTTCCGACTTTAAGAGTAAGTTGACAGGTGGCGGTGCTCGTGCTAATCTGTTTGAAGTAGTCCTCACATTTCCAGATGCGGCTAAGCCGCCCGATGAAGTTCTTGACAAATCAAGGTTCTTGGTTAAAGGAGCAAGATTACCAGCATCAAACATTGCACAGATCGAAGTTCCTTTCAGAGGAAGGGTACTTAAAATCGCAGGTGATAGAACTTTCGATTCTTGGACAGTAACAGTAATCAACGATACAGACTTCTCAATCAGGTCTGCATTTGAGAACTGGATGAATACAATTAACAAGTTAAGTGATAACACTGGATTAGTTAATCCTGCTGCTTATCAGTCTGACGCATTTGTATTCCAACTTGACCGTGATGGACAAACTTTGAGAAAGTATCGTTTCTATGATACATTCCCAACACAGGTCGGTCCTATCGAACTTTCATACGACGCTCAAGGTATTCAGGAATTTACTGTTGAACTTCAGGTTCAGTACATTGAAATTGTGAGAGGAGATAGTCCTCAATCAGGCGGTGTGAACATCAGCTAAATAAACATATACAAAAAATCATTATACTATGGCGAAACTTTTTGGTTTTTCTATTGAGGAAACACAAAATAAATCCGATGGTATTATCTCCCCTGTCCCCAAAAATAATGAGGACGGGGTTGATAATTATATCGCTAGTGGATTTTATGGTCAATATGTAGATATTGAGGGTGCATATCGTTCTGAACACGAATTAATAAAGAGATATCGAGAGATGGCATTACATCCAGAAGCGGATGGTGCTATTGAAGATGTTGTTAATGAAGCAATTGTTAGTGATCTATATGACTCTCCTGTTGAAGTAGAATTATCAAACCTAAATGCCAGCGAAAGTATAAAGAAAAAAATTAGAGAAGAGTTTAGATATATTAAAGAATTAATGGACTTTGATAAGAAGTCTCACGAAATTTTTAGAAATTGGTACATAGATGGTCGTTTATATTATCTAAAAGTTATCGATCAAAAGAATCCACAGGAGGGATTGAAGGATTTAAGATATATTGACCCGATGAAGATTAAGTATGTTCGTCAGGAGAAAAAAACAAACGGTGCAAATAATTTAACTAATATTAGGATTAATGGTAAAGGAGATGAATCAGTACCAAATCCAAAGTTTGATGAGTATTATATCTACACGATGAAACCAAATTATCCCACAGGGATGGTTGCACAAGCAGGTAAAGGTTCAACAAAAATTGCAAAAGATGCAATTACATATTGCACATCAGGTTTAGTAGATCGAAATAAGAATCGTGTTCTTTCATATCTTCATAAAGCAATCAAAGCACTTAATCAGTTAAGAATGATTGAGGATAGTCTTGTAATTTACAGATTGTCAAGAGCACCAGAAAGAAGAATATTTTATATTGATGTTGGTAATCTTCCAAAAGTAAAGGCAGAACAATATCTAAAAGAGGTAATGAGTCGTTACCGTAATAAACTCGTTTACGATGCACAAACTGGAGAAGTTCGTGATGATCGTAAATTTATGAGTATGATGGAAGATTTTTGGTTGCCAAGAAGAGAAGGTGGAAGGGGTACAGAGATTTCAACTTTACCAGGTGGTCAAAATCTTGGAGAACTTACAGATATTGAATACTTCCAGAAAAAATTATATCGTGCATTAGGTATTCCAGAGTCAAGAATCGCTGCAGAAGGTGGATTTAACTTAGGTCGTTCATCAGAGATATTAAGAGATGAACTTAAGTTTGCAAAATTTGTAGGTCGTTTAAGAAAGAGATTTGCAAATATGTTCAATGATATGCTTAAAACACAGTTAATATTAAAGAATATCGTAACACCAGAAGACTGGGAAAAAATGGAGGATCATATTCAATATGACTTCTTATATGATAATCAGTTTGCAGAACTCAAAGAAACTGAAATGATACAAGGTCGTTTAGGTAATCTTGCACAAATCGAACCATATATTGGGAAGTATTATTCGACTGAGTTTGTAAGAAAGAGAGTTCTTCGTCAAACAGATCAAGAGATTGAAGAAATTGATATGCAGATTGAAGATGAAATACAAAAAGGAATTATTCCAAATCCTGCAGAAACTGATCCAATCACAGGAGAGCCATTACCACAAGAAGGTGGTGGAGAACTCGGTGATGTGCCACAAGATCCAGATGTAGAAGCAGAAGCACAAATAACAGATGCAGAGTATCAAAAAGATACCAAATCAGCCGAGATATAAATAAACATATTGCTATAAATTAATCTTATGGAAGAATTAGTGGATTTGATTGCGACAGACGCTAGCCCTAGTGATGTATCTGACAAAATAAAAGACGCATTGATGGCGAAAGCAGCTGCTCGTATTGATGCTTTCAAACCTCAAGTTGCTTCAAGTGTTTTTGATGCTGAAGTACCTGAAGAAGAGGAAGTTGTTGATGAATTAGAGAATGAGGAACAACCAACTGAAGAGGACGAATAATGATCACATTAATTAAAGGTACTGAAGCTGCATGTGGCACAAATGCTGCGGGTGCATCTACCTTTGGTAGTGCTACAGCGGTCCGTCTCGTAAATAATAGTGGAACTGCAAGACTAGTTACTGTTATTGATGAGGTTGGGGGATCTACAACGATTGGAACTTTTACATTACCAGGTAACGCTGTAGAAGTTGTAGAAAAACAACCGACTGAAGCAATCTTTGCAGCAAACGCTGCTGTTTTAGGTGCAAAAGTAGGTTACACAATTAGTTAATTAAAAACCATGAAACTAATCACAGAAGAAGTCTCACAAGTAAAATTTATCACTGAAGGAAAAGGAAAGGGTAAAAAACTCTATATCGAAGGTGTATTTCTGCAAGGTGGTATTAAAAATCGTAATGGGAGAATGTATCCTGTTGACATTCTTGAAAACGAAGTCAACCGATACAATAAAACTTTTGTGAGTCAAGGAAGAGCACTTGGAGAACTTGGACATCCCGAAGGACCAACTGTAAATCTTGATCGTGTATCCCACAAAATTACCTCGCTCGTAAGAGAAGGGAATAATTTTAGAGGTAAAGCACAACTATTATCAACCCCAATGGGTAAAATCGCATCATCTTTAATCGGTGAAGGAGTTAAACTTGGAGTATCTTCTCGTGGTGTTGGTTCACTTAGAGAAAGTAGTAATGGTTGTAAAATGGTTGGTGAAGATTTTCAATTAGCAACCGCTGCTGACATAGTAGCAGACCCTTCCGCACCTGACGCTTTTGTCAACGGAATTATGGAAGGAAAAGAGTGGGTTTGGGAAGGTGGAACCCTTCGTGAAGAACTCGCAGAAAGAACTGAGAAGCGTATTAATACACTTGTCACTCAAAAAAGATTAGAGGAAAAGAAGTTAAGTCTCTTTCAAGATTTTCTAAATAACCTCTAAATGTAAAAGATCTATAAATAAGTATAGATTCTTACGAATTTTAATAAATCCACGGTAACTTTTTACACTAAATGGAAAACATCGAAGAAAACGTAGTCACCAAAGGTGCAGCAAAAGCTGATCCAATGCCCGCATCAGGTGCACAAGTAGAGGACTTAGGTGGTCCTACACCAGAAAACTATAAGCCTGATGACGATTCAGCAAAGCTGAAAGATCCAGCATCTACACTTGCACAAGTGAAAGATATTGTTAATGCCAAAGCTATGAAAGCAGAAGAGGCAGAAACAGAGGATGAAGTTATCGAGGAGGAAGAGGCAACTACTGATGAGGTAGTCGCTGAAGAGGAAACAGCAACCGAAGAGGAATCTGAGGAAGTTGTTGCCGAAGCAGAAGAAACTTCTGAAGAAGAAGTTGTCACTGAAGAGGAAGAGCAAATTGACATCGAAGCAGATGTTCAAGCACTTCTTGAAGGTGAGGAACTTTCAGAAGATTTCCAAAACAAAGCAAGAACAATTTTTGAGGGAGCAATCAGATCTAAGGTTGCAACTATCAAAGAAGAATTACAAGAAGCTTATGCTGAAGCTCTTGTAGAAGAGCTAGACAGCATAAAGGCAGGATTAACTGATAGAGTTGATGCCTACCTTGAGTATGTTGCTGACGAGTGGATGCAGGAAAATGCATTACAAGTTGAAGCAGGACTCAAAACAGAAATGACTGAATCCTTCCTAGAAGGTATGAAGTCACTATTTGAAGAACATTATGTAACAATCCCTGAAGAAAAATACGATGTACTTAATAGCATGGTAGATAAACTTGATGAAATGGAATCAAAACTCAATGAGCA